CTCCTCAAAAAGACAATGATAAATACTGGCCTTCTGAGTCTTCAGGTTCTAACTTATCGGGTGACAGTTATCACTTTGAGTGGGCTGAAAGTAGCGAGTGCAGGAGAATAAGTGCTATAGAAGATTTAGGCAGTAGTAGATTTAGACTGTATGTAGACGATGCTTGGCAGTTCCAACATACTACCAGTGACACTCTTGAACTAAGGCAATATCATGATTCTAATACCAACGGTAGCCCTAACGTCAATACTACTCGCACAATCACTAATCCAGTACGCAGGTTACTCTTCTCTGCTGAGACTATACCTAGTTTCTCGATAGAACATAGTATCAGAACTAGAGACTTGGGCTCTTTCAATGCGACAGGTGAATCTACAGTAGCACCTGACGGCGAAGGTGACAGTAAGCAGTTAACTCGTATATTCAAAGGATGTAAGATAGTCGAATGGGAAATATCTTCTACTACAGATGCTGAATTGAAGTACAGATGTGTGTTCGATGCACTTGCTTGCTATACTGACACTGGTAGGTTAGAGTCCTCTAACAAGGGTGACAGATACACTGCTCACCGCATGTTCCAAAACACGGCTGACACTTTGAAAGGTAGGAAGTCCAGTGGTATAGCAAGCGGCTCTGAAAAGCCGTTTATGTTTTACAACGGTACAATTAGTGCATTTAATCAAGATATCAATCTAATCACAGCGTTTGAACTTAGAGGTAAAACAGGTGTCGAGTTATTCCACACTATACAGAGTAACCCTGTAGCAGAGTCCGTTGACTCTTCCACTAACCTAAGTCTAAAGCAGATACCTTATGGTGGTACTCGTAACGCTAGTATAGTAAGAGAAGGGCGTGAAGACTTTGAAATGGAAATCACAGTTGCATTAGAAAGTCAAACTATATATCACGAACTAAGAACTCACATACAGAGAAGCGGTACTGTCAATGCACAGGGTGGTGTCATAATGTTGCACTTTACCAAACCTGTAACAACAGGTGATTCGGGTACTACACCTAGTCTGAGAATAATCATAGATGACTATTTCATAACCGAGTTACCAATACCTATGCCTGATGACAAAGGTTTGCTCTTTACTACTATGAAGATAAAACCTCAAAACATTAAAGTCATAAGTGAAGATACGGAGTACCACTGTTAGGAGGACTGACCATGCCGATGAGAACTTGGATGTCCCTTAGCCCAAATTCCTATTTTGCAATTCCCGTTGAGGAAGAAGAAGAAGAAGGTGGAGAATACCTCTTCGACCCTGAAGCAGGGAGAGCCAGCGATAATCCGTTCGCTCACCTGAAATCAGAGGAGGCCCCCTCTAATGAGGCGGCTTCTGACAAGGAAGTGAGTAAGTATGTCGGAGGAACCGAAGAAGAATGAAATAGAAATAGGCGGCCTACCTTATCAAATATCAGCAAAACGCTTGACATTTTTTGATATACAAAAGGTAGCACCACTGTTCATGAATGGTAATTTAGATTTCTCTGACTACTGGCGTTACGCTTTCAACAACTGGTTGCTTTACAATGACTACTTTGACATGGAAAACCTAACACCTGAGGAAGGTAGAGCGCTTGCAGAACTGCTACCTGACCCTTCTCAGGTCATGGAATGGTTAGTTTTTCGGGAAGCGAAGTCGGTAACATCAAACAATTTATCCACGGTAAGTCCGTCGTTGACAGACTTCGCTACCAACGAGAAGGGCTGGAGTACCTTTTGATGACGCATTATAACATGAATTTACAGGAGGTTAGGCAATTGAGTATAGATGATGCAAAGCAACTCATGTACTGGGCGCAGGCTATGCACGGTGAAGAAAGGTTACCTGACAACGCAGTTTACTTGGGCTATGACGTAGTGCCCCCAGTGGAGGAAACAGCGTGACTGTCGTAAAGTGCCCACTTTGTAACAGTGAAGAATTAGAAAACGATACTGTAATTATGCAAGGTAAATGGAGTAGGTTGGTTAATTATGCAAACAAAAGATATACTGCTATCAGTTGCAAAAATTGCGGACACACTATGCTGTTCAAAGAGGGTGCTAGATTTAGTATACTTGAGGCTATGATAGGGTGAGTAAAATGGTAGACGGTAACATAGACCCCCGCTCTGTAGAAGCGATGGAGAAATTCAAAGAATACAGTAAGTCTGCGAAAGACAGTATGCAAGCCTTGCAACAACAAATGGACAAGTTCACTAACTCTATGTCAATGACCAAGAGTAATACCAAAGACTTGACAGAGTCTTTGAGAAACCTGAGCAACTTAGAGCCTTTTCACCAAATAGAAGATTCAATCAAAGAAGTGCAGACAGGGTTAGAGCAAACTATGAATCGCACTCAAGCGCCAGCCACTGGTGTAAACCGTGAGCCTATTGCCACAGCAGGACAAGCGACTAGTGCTCCTGACATCACGGTGAACCTAAGAATAGATGTAAGTGGTGTAACTGACAAGAGTGACAAGAAAGCACTGGCTAAAGAAATTAGCAATATGGTAACTAAAGAATTGAGAAGTAAAATGGGCGGCTCACTGACTCAAAGTGGATTCAACAGGAGCGGCTGAGATGGCAGACGAAGGAGAAAGGATGCCAGTCAAACTGGTACAAGAGAATGGCGACACTATTTCTCTTGATGCTACTAGCATAGACATCGTAGTCGAAAGAGTACAGTCTAACTTTGGTATTCCTTTCTTTGATGCAAAGCGTATGGGTATAGACCTCAATCAGTCTCAAGTAGCCGTAGAGATAAACGGAGTGTTTACAGACGATTTAGGACAAGAAGCGACATCAAAAGCCACCGCTACTATCGATTTGTTTCAGCCGCAACAAGTTGTCAATTGGGGTCAACCACTCAACAGTGGAGGCGGCACACCTACTTTCGGTATAACTTCATCTTTCAATAGCGGCTCTGCGTCAAGTGGTCTGACGGCTACTGGTTTCACAGGTGGCTTTAGCGGTGGATTTGGAGGTTCCAGCGGTACTATACCCACTGACTTTACGGACTTTGGTAACAGAATACTACGCTATTGGAACAAAAGATACATCGATTTTCCACTAGCATATTGGGTGGAGGCTTCAGGTGAATTAGGGATACCTGTCACTAATGGCTTACAATTGCATTTGAAATCTGACTCTTTAGCAAGTACACTCAATCATAATGATGAAGTATCTACTTGGGCAGACAGTAGCGGTAACGGTAGGAATGCAACACAATCAAGTGCAACTGTAAAGCCAAAGTACGTGCGACTTTCTGAGTTTGATACAGCCGTTAGGTTTGATGGATTTAACGACTTCATGTCGATTGCTAACAGTCCTTTTCTGAACTCAGAAGAATTCACTCTTATCGTGGCTTGTAAAAATAACGCTGGCTCAGGTAACCAACCAGTTATCAGTTCCAGTGATGAGACAGATAGCGGCTATTCATTAGTCATGGACAGAAGCAACACTAGGTGTACGTTCAAGTGGGAGGGTACTTCTTCTAACACCTTAAACAGTAACAGTGCAGTAACCATGATTGGTGATAAACACATTTTGTCTGTAAAAATGCATGATACTAATGCCAATGCTCAGTCGGATAAGGTTACGTTTTTCATAGATGGCTTATCTACTCAAACCACTTCTACTGACTTTACACCCGAAGATACTTCGGCATTTAACATAGGGAAAGATGTTAGTGATTTCTTCAAAGGAGATATTTATGAAATCGCTTTTTACAATAGAAGGCTCGACGCTTCAGAATTAGAAAAGGTAGAGGGTTACCTAGCCCGTAAGCACGGAATCAAAATACGAGAATCAGAGCATGATTATTATGAAAGCGACTCTTACAATTATGACACAAAACACATTCGTGTAGCATTCGATAAAAACATGGTAGCAAGTTTCGCAGAGCCGTATGGGTTCATCAACAAAAGAAGAGTGATACCGGGTATGGGAATAATAGGCTTTGGCTCAGGTGGTACAGACAAGCAAGAGATAGTAGTAGACGGAGTTAACCCTCAAGACCACTTTGAGATTACTCAAAGCAATCGTGAGTACCGTGTGGTTTTCCGAAGCCTAGATGGGAATTGGCGAAAGGTCAATGGGGAAATATATGCAGGTATCATTAAGACGATAACCGATAATGGGGACGGCACTTACAGTTTTACCATAGACTATGCTAACAAATATGGTTCGGCTGAACCTCATGCCATTGGTGATGAGATATATATCGATGCAGTTGATTACGGCGTAGCCAATTTGTTTTCTACAGAACTGACCCCTGTTTTGATTATACCAATAAAAAACGCTGACACATTCGATGAACAGGCTGCTCCTGAAAAGGCAGTAGGTCCTGAATTTCCTGACCATGAAAATACAGCGCCTAGAGACACTGGCGGTGGTATAACTAGGACAGACGAATATCTGACTTACCTATTATCAAAGGCACTGACTGCGAATTACATAGACATGGGTAGACCCGTTGATGCTAACAATAACCAAACGATGGCTAATGCGTTTACGGCTACCATTTCTACTTCGGCCAGTAATCATGCTTCTCGCTTGACCTTAACTCAGCAACATGCCTCTTCTTTGGGTAGTCTATCTGATACTATTAACACCAATTTAGGAGTGGGGCAGATACCGGTTATACAAGGGTTCTCAGGTGGCAGAAGCGGAAAGAAAGTAAAAAGTGCTGGTGACAAAGTACAGGACTTACTAGGTATACTTGCTAACAGTAACAACTTTACTTCTAACCCTCAGATAAACTTAGCAACCGATATACTACAACTAGGTGCTGATTTCGTTAACAACGTGGTTGGTTACGATTCAGGTGGCGATTACATCAGAGGTATACAGATACCTTACGATTCTTTGACGACTAAGGGTAAAAATTCACTTGATGCCGAAGTTGCTCAAAGAAACTTTTTCTTGACTACAGAAGGTAGCACTTCTGACAAACTATCGAGTGCTAACGACGTACATGCTTCTAGGTCGTTCTCTCATTCGTCTGAAGGATATCTGAAAAATGGCATAAGTGGTGTTGTCACCGACTTTACTATAAAGAGAGATGCAGCGATGAAAGCCTATGAGTTCAGTTTGAAATTCATAGCAGCCGATATAATCTTGTGAGGTGACAGAATGACTATACCAATTAAACTTCTTGCTGGCAACGACGGAGAGATATCTGTAGATTTAGATGCACAAAGCATAGACATAGCAGTTGACCGAAACGTAAGTGCTTTTCCTACACCGGGCAACGTACTCAAAAGAATATCTGTCGATACTAACATACCTAGAGTTACTATGGAAATAAATGGCATATTGTCAAATGATGAAGGTGCTGACATATCAGGAGTTACAGGCGCAGAGGATTTGTTATCAGTAACTCCTATGAGAACAATAATCAACTTCGGTAGCATATTACCCACTCAGTCATCTTCTACTTTCAAACGTGCAGTAAAGACCGCTAGCCCTAGTGGACCTCGTGTGTTTTATACAAACACTTACACTGTGACCAACAGTTTAAGAAAAAACTCTACTGATACAATATCTAACGTAGTTGATGGAACTTACGACTACAGTCATCCCGGCTGTCAACCTACGGAAGACCCTACTACTAGGATTATGACTCATTTAAAATTTACAGATAGTTACTCAATAGGAGCGACAGGTGCATTGGACATATCAGCAGTTGTAGGTGATGTGACTATGATAGCGTCACTCTTGATTAAAGAAGGTGATAGGATAGAGAACGATAACGGTGATTTACTAGGTATAGTTCAAAGTGTTACTGATACCACTGTTACGTTCACTACCGCTTTATCGGTCGCTATATCTGTTAACGACCAACTTTATGGAAGCCCTAAGTGTTTTAATTACAAAAACGAATTTTTGGGATTTGTAACAGACGCTCGCTATGTGGACATACCCAATGATAACTTTGACATTACTTTGACGCTTGATAGAAAAATAGAGGCTGACGTGCTAGAAGGTACTGAAATAACCCTCAACAAAAGTAACGATGGTATTGAAGATTTGCTGAATAACGAGTATATTAAACTCGTACCGTCTTACTGGTTAGAAGACCCTAGTAGAGGACCTACTGGCTCTTTACCTAATGCAGATGAGTACACCGCAGGTACTGACAATAACTACGGAATCAAGTTTATCTTCGACGCTACCAAAACTCCCGTAGTAGCCGGAGGTAGCGCTACTCCTCAATATGAAAGTTCTAGGAGATTTACATCATCACCTTTGGGCAATAGCGTCTGCATAGATGATGCGGCTTACAATGACATAGAGATTTCTATACCCATCAAGGGCTTAGCGACAGCAAGTGGTAGCCCTGCTGCTAACTTAGCCGAAATAGTAGAGTCAGCGTTTCAACTAGGTGATAATTTACTTGCATTTACAACAACTAGGCTCAACCCTGAAGGTGACAGTAAGTTGTTCAATAGCGGCCAACCTACTACATTCAGAGTAACACGTAGTAATGCAGTGCTTATGATAGAGCAAATCTACAAACCTGCTAAGCCAATAGAACACCCTAGGTTATTCAGTCAAGGTATATCTGAATTCATAGAGTCTTACAATTCAACTAACTCGTTCAGTTCCTTCGCTAATAAATCAGCGGGAGATAAAGCGCAGGATTTGATAGGTTTAATTTCAAATTCAAGTAAGACTTCGGGAGACTTGTTTACTGGTATACAGATACCCTATGACAGTCTTATCACAAGTTCAGGAGTGACTAGCATTGCTAGGAACTTCTTCTTAACGTTCGGTGAAATACCAGCCTCTGAAAAAGGCTCGATAGCCAATAATAGAGCCGCATCAGAACCTATGCACGGTCTTTTATTGACCGGGGACGCTGGAGGTAACAAACCTGATTTTAGTGTAGATAAAGATAGTATACTCAGAGAGTGGTTCGGTAGTATAGTAGATGACGTAACTAGTTTGATAGGATTTGTTACTGCTTCAGTAACTGATATTTTCGTAACTTTGAAAACCAATCCTCATGGCAATGATGGCGGTATCAGGATAATGCCGGAGAAACTTCATGTGCGATATGATGCTGGCAACAACTACTACGCATACAGTTTACTTCTAGTAGCCACAGACTTCGTAATAGGTGTATGATATGACATTGACAGTAGACCCCGGATATGGAATAAAGTTCAATGGAATAAGCGACAGCATTTTGGTACCAGTCAATTCTAAAAACATACACGGAGTGCACAATGAAGAAAGAACGGCATTACCTACTGCTATCAATTCTTTTACGCTAGAAACTTGGTTCATACCTGATTGCGGCGGAGTCATATTTGAACAAGAAAACGTAATGCGACTCACAGTTGGTAGCCCTAGTAGCCCTGCGCCAGCCACTTTTGAAATCAGATTAAGAAATCAAGCCAGTGGTAGAGACGCTATCTATACGTTGTCCACTGCTAGGCCAGTGACTAAAGTTAACGGTAGAATAGCATATTGGGAAGGTATACAGTTCCCTAGTAACAGTGCTTTACACAATTCATATCTAGCCACTGATGCAGAAAAAGATGATGCAAGTGCCTTAAACGAAGGCCACAGAGAATTACTTAATGTCACAGTTATATTTGATAGAAAGACTATCAGTATGTTTGTCAATGGTGATTTAGCCGTATCTCAAGAATTAGAGGAGGTGCATGAATTAGTTACTCAACAGAACCATATGTATCTTGGAGGAAGGGGTGGTGATTTCAGAGGGACGTTAGAGGCCGTTCATTGGTCAACTGGAGCACTACCTTCAGGTTATCAGCAATACGCTCCTGTCAAAAGCGATAACACAATTGGGCTTTGGCGATTTGAAGAGCCTGTATCTCCTGTCAAGACCATAACCACTACTCCAGCAATAACCGCCTCTACTTCTGCTAGTTCTACAATCACAATAGGTACGAGTGCTGCTCAAACTTTAATCGACGAACTAAGTGGCCAAAGTGGATTGACATCGATAAACTTTACCACCAGCCCTTACAGTAGTGGTGATTACAGCGTCACAGTTTACTCTTCTTCTTCATCTGCTACTGTTTCTATACCGAAAGTACCTTACAATATACTTGTCAACCCTCTTGGTTACAATCTCAACACTGGTAAGCCCACTAACATGTCTCCTGAAAGACTGAGACTGATGGCAATAGATGCAAGTGCCGGTACCGTTACGGTAGAATCTATTCATTTGGATTTCGCATCTAACGCTAGTACAGGTAGAAGAGGGGCGTTAGCGAACCATGATGCAGGTAGGTTTGTCATAATAACTGGCGACTGCATAGTAGATACAGGTAACGGTAATGATTTCCAGCCATACGGCACAGGTACGCAGTTTTCTCAAAGGCAAGGTCAAGTCATAATAGATGAGAGCGATTTCAGCAATAACGGTATAATGTTCTCTCAAAGTATGGCGATTGATTCTCATGAATACAACAAGTTTTCCGCTAGCACTAGTAACGTAGGTAGTCAATTTTTAGCAGGTCATTCGGGTAGACATATACTGAACCATGTGACTAGCCACCCGTTCATGGGTACACTTCCGCCTACAGAAAGTCACGAAGTTGAAAAGAAACTAGACATAGGCAGTGACGTAATATCTGCCGCTTTTCCTTCTCAATTTTCTGATATAAGGTCAACTGTACCAGTGAAAAGCGTGGTATCAAGTTACAGTACCCACGGCGATATTAAACTGACATACATATCAAACAGAGGATATGTGACAGAAGTTATAGAAAACGGAATGGCTGACATAGATGATACTCAAAGAGACATATTAGCAGTAGGAGGAACATCGTTTGACATAGAGCCGTTTATGCTAAAGTCTGTTTCTTCTGATAACGAAAGCGGAGCAATAAAACACGTTATACCTTCTAAAGAAAGTAGAATTGCCATACTGTCTGTTCCTGATTTAGCGGAGCATAATTACGCTCCTTTTGTACAGTTACATTACAATGCAGTAGATTTGAACGGTAGTCAATTCCGCACAGGTTCTTCTTCAAGATTAACTGCAAATATAAGCGGTGGTAACACTGTTCTTACATTAGAGAGCGTCAAGTCTTTTGGATATGACGGAGAGATTATACAAGCCAATCTCATAAACATAAATGGAACAAAGGCATCTGCTGGCTCTAGTATAGTAGCGACGATAAATTATTCTGCTAAGACTTTGACTTTTACAAGCGCAGTTGATTCTGCGTTTTACACACTTGCTACAACCGGTGCAGTTGTAAAATTGACAAGCCGCTCTCCTAAAATTTTATTGAGTAAGACGCTACCTAAAGTCAGTACTATAGTTACAGGCTCTACTTCTATACTAGACGTAATTAGGTCCTCTTTAGAAAAAGGACCTCTGAGCCTACTGTCTGCTGGAGGAGTAGTTGGATTTGACACTCCTGAAATGTTTGGTTATTTAGACGGTGATTTAGAAGGCGAAAACGCTGAAGGACAAGTGGCCGAGAGCGTACTGAATAGAGACTTGTGTCCTGAAAATTATCTACCTTTAACTTCAACTGATTCGCCCCAAACTACTCCGCAAGCAATTTCATTAGCCACTACCGAACTTAATGATAGACAGTCTGTATTCCATAGAGTCATAGTGAGAAGTAACAAGGCTAGACTGGGTGACTTTTCTGTAACAGATTCGCTTAGAAATCAGAACGCTACTAACGGAGAGCGATTAAGAATAGGATTGTCAATACAGAACTCTTCAGGCTACGCCTCAGGTCATACCGGCTCAATGTCAGTAACGGGCGTTGATGCCACGACAGTAGTGTTTGTTGGTAATTCAATATACAAAGCAAACGGTAAGAATATAGGGACTGTTACAGCAGTGACTAGCGCCTCAATCACAATAGGCGGGGGTACAGGAGAAGCGTTAGTAGATTCAGATGAGTTATTCACAGAGCCTCAGATTATAGGCAAGGGTACTACTAATCAGAGTTCTTGTATACACGAGTACTTCGATATCATAGAGCACAAAAGTAGTGGCAGGGTTACTAAGTTAACTATACAACCCAGTGACAAAGCGAGATTCAACTTACTGTCTAAGTTGAATTCTAGTAGTAACTTGGCTAATCACATAAGTGTAGAGAATCTAGTTTCTCGTGGTAGAGTGCTTTCTTTTGCAGATGATGCTAATGGCAACACCGTCATGACAGCACACGGTTTAGTAAGTGACTTGTCTTCTTCAAGTGTATACGTCAAAGGTTCAGCAGCCCCCGATTCTCACATTGTTAAGGAAATAATGCCGGGCGCTCCTGTAGTCACAATGACACTGGGCGGTCCGGGTCAGGGTGCTATAAACACCAAAGAGAGTTGGGACCCTAGTCCTTTGAGCAGACTGGCTTGGAACACTCGCAGAGATTGTCAAACTGCCGTGAGTTCTACAAGTAGTACGACAGTGGTAGTTACTCCGCTTAATAACAAAGCGGACGATTTGCAGTCTTGGGGCACTTACTGTTTCCCTAAGAAAGGTAGAATATACTTAGCGATAGCAGGTAATCAAGGTGAGCAGACGAGGTTTGCTAGTGCTGAGTATACTAGTAAAACAGGTACTACCTTTACATTTGATTCAGGGTCTACTCATTTAGGCTCAGGTAAATTTGTATTAGCCGATGGCTCGGAAGCGGCCTCATTGAGCGATTGGATTACATCTACTGGTATAACTACAGGTAGTTTGTTACATGTCGATGACAAGTTTAGTGAAGAATCAATGTGTAATGACGGGACTACTATCAATGACAGGTTGTTCCAAACTCTTGACACTGTTCAGCATGACTACCAGTTGGGTACGCAGTACGCTAGCACGAGAGCGCTTGTCGAGATACCTTTGTTTGAGCAATTCTTCTTCGATAGGCCGGAAGAAGGTATATTCCCCGGACCTAATAACAGTATGAAATTGCACATAGATGCTACCCACACTGCTCATTCTTGGAATCCAAGTCCGGTTGGTCGCAGACCTAATTCAATATCTCCTCAAGACCCTGAACTGTTTGGACCGTTTTCTTACGCTATACAGAATGACACTCATCGTAGCGGTACAAAGGTAACTAGACCTTACGACTCTGCTAATTATCGTATCTATGTAGAAGATGCTAACGTATTCCCTATACCCTCTGCTCCTCCTGTAGACGTTGCTGGATTAGGCGGGAGTGCACGTTACCGTAGGGCTTTCCTATCTAACGGAGAATGGGTAACCTACAGTGCTAGAGATACCACTGACCATTACTTGACTGTAGTCGACTCAGGAGATGACCATGCTTTCAGTGAGCACTTTTTGAGAGACATAAGAGTCGGCGCTCATATATCGCCAGCACCGGGCTACCAAGATATGAATTACAGCGGAATGGCTGACAATCCAAGTTTGATTAGCGCTGGTTACGAGAACCGTCGCTCTTTCTACTTCGACCGTTCAAATGTAATGACTCAAGGCGGTAACGTAGATTACGGATTGAAACAGTACGTAAGTGCAATCGAATTAAGGTCCGGTCCTACTTCTAATCCTCACCTGCCTAAGATTAAATCAAAGCGACCTAGGGGTAAAATTACATCGGTCACAGGCAGCCCTGCCACTTCTATAACACTAGACGATGCTAGTTTATTCCCGATAAAGTCTCCTGATTCAGATTATAATTTCAGAGTGGCTTGGAAGAATGCCAGTGGCACAGTGACTAGAGGATTCTACAATAATAGGTCAGATAACGTGCTTACAATTACTAACCCTGATAGTGGGTTTACGCCTTCAGTTGGTGACGAGATATACGTAGAAGACCTGTATGCTACTGCATCGGGTACTTATCCAAAAGTGAAAGAGACTTTTTTGAGCAGAGCATGGGCTCATCCTTATTGCGTCGGTGGACTAAGACAAGGCGACACTGTTTGGATGAACATGCATTACACTAATCCGCATGCTATTGAAGGGTTATTCTGTAAAAGTAGAGGTACGCTTAACGAGGCGGAGGTTTGGACTGGGTTCAATGGAGGGGAAGGTTCACTTGACTCTAATCCTAGAGACAGCACTCCGATAGAAAATTTCCTAATTGGCGATAGTTGTATAGAAACTGCTCAGAACTTAGTGCAGCACATCAACAAAACGATAGAGTTGAACTACGATGTCATGGGATTAAGCGAAACTGCACCTATAGTAGCCTACTTAGACCCTTACCAGTGTACTCAAGACCATGCTAGAGTTTTACTTTATGATGTCGAGCATGACCGTGAGTTCATAGCATTCCAAGATTTACACATGCAAGTACAGTCTAGTGCTGCTACTGCTAGTATAGGTACAGTGGATAACAACAAAACAGGTTACATAGATAACTCGGTAAGCGGCTCAGGCTCATTGTTAGACGTAGCAGCAGGTTTCCCAACCCAAAATAAGAGGCTGAACACTAGCGAAGCCTCTGATTTCATAGAGGCGAGTTACGCTCACAAGTCTACTTGGAATTCTAACGCACTCAATGTTCACATGGAACATCACATAGGAGGAGTAGATGATACTGCTACCAACGGTTACACTGACCGTAACAACAACGCAGTGACCTTACCAGCCGACGCATTGGAAAAGCATCAGGAAATAGACGATACCAGTAGAGAGCAGTCTACCTTTTTCGATACGCCTGACGGTACAAGAGTAGTGCCTGCATTTTTAGCCATGAAGGGTATAAGAAATTCAACACTGTCTCTTAGTGACACTAGAATGAATAACCTAGACCACTGGACTAAGATGGACTTTGTAAGGAGATTGACCGTCGATATGGGAGAGGTTTCACTTAAAGACGGAGTTACTAACATTGAATCGGCTGCAAGAGAAGTTGTTAGGTTGATTAATCAAGCCGGTGCTAAAAACGGTAAGACTCACGCTAGAAAACCTGCTGACCAGTATCTAGGTAGCAGAAAAAAATTCGACCCTGCCAACGTGCATCAGAACGCTGACTTTGCTACGACTGCTTCTACCCACGACCCTTCTCCGTTTTGGAACGTAGACACGGCATTTGCGAGCCATGATAGAGGAACACACATGGGTTATGTGAGGGCTCACTTAGGTAGAGTCGTATTAGATTCAGACGGTAACCAAGGCTTTTCAATTATCATCCACTCTACTATACCCGGTGCGGCTGGTCGTAATTTCTGTACTTGGTTAGACAGTAGCAAAGCGCAGACGGCTTACAAGCCTCAGTATCTAATAGGACACGGTGGTAGATTCAGGAATTACTGGTGTCAACCTGACGAAATAACTGGAGAGAATATGCACCCTGCACCTATGCCTATCAACAGATTCGGTAGGCCATTTGCACCTATTACCACGTTGAAGGAATATCTACCGCCTGAAAACCCTGATGACGCTTTACTGAACAACTTGAATTTAGGAGCGGACAGGATAGACAGTCAGTCGGTAATGCCTACTGCCAACACAGAGTTAGTTAGCGGAAGGAACTCTAACACTTTACTGAATGAATCTTTTGAAACTAAAAGCCCCGCTTCGGTATTAGTAGATGGACTAAGAGTAGGTACAAAGGCTAAGGCTAGGATTAACTTTGGCGGTATAACACAAGCAGGTATACCCGGTTGGGCACCTGACCTTAGTAAATGGGGATTCGATAACGACGGCACTACTAACGTGTCGAGATATGGTAATGCTAGTAACGCTGCTACTGCTATGACTGCCACTACTGCACAGGCTAGCAGCGATGGTTATATCCCTTCAGATGATATGAAGATTGAAAATATAGGCAAGGCCCCCATATATGGTTTGAGATTTACTGACCACAGAGGAGATAATCATACTATTAGATTACTTTACAGGCAGTTTGGACAGAAGTTTGCTAATGACAATACTTTCTTACCCTCTACACTTGATGAGGAAATCATCATCCATTTCGATGACAGAGATGTAGGACAAGGTGGATTTACAATTGGTCGCCACATGGTAGGTAGCGGAGAAGTTTGTGGTGAAAAGACAGGTGGCAACGATATAAACTTCAAAGGTAATCTTTGGAACACTTATCCTTCTCCTATTGTAGGTGTTAAAGTCGCTACTAATTTAGCGAGTGATACAATGACTGTTACGTTAGACAGACCTTACGCAGGTCATTCAGGTGACGCTGTGATGAATTCTCACCCTGACATACTAGGTTACCTTGGCTTCCCTGAAAGCGGTATGTTTCAATTATCTAAACACGGTACAGGTGGTTCAAATCACCAAGGTTTGCCATTTTATTACACTAGTCGTACACATGACGCTGCTGGTGGCACTCACAAGTTCTACGGAGTACAAGGTGGAGGAGTAAACCACGCTAACGGAGATTGGTATCTCAGTCCGAGAATCAACTTTACATGCTTGTTAACTGATGAAGTCATAGCAGCAGCAGTAGAGCATGCTATCAATTCTCCAAGTAATGATGCAGATGTTACATTTGATTGTACCAATTTATTTGCACCTGACGGTAAGAAACTGAGCGAATGGGGAGTTAGTCCAACTGCAATCAGAATACAAACTAGAGCAGACGGTAAAACTTCTATGAGCAAATTGTTTGAGGCAAAGTTGACTAGAGATTGGGGGCTACTTGACGGCGCATCTACTGATGCAGTTGTAGCAAGTAAACACACTGGTGGGCTATCCAATGCTGAAAAAGATGCAGGTACTAGACTAGACGTAGGTTACATACCTTACACTCTTTTACAAATTGAAACTAAGTTCAGAGGGTCAAATGCTAACACTGCCACTCCTGTTTTGGTTGACAGTCAGAATAATGTAGTGGATACTACCACTTGGCAAAGAAACCTTAGAGGAGACAACTTCACAGATGTTGCAGGCGACCACATTATACCAAGAGTGGATTCACCTTGCTTAGAAGTTGATGCAGTCTCTAGCGGAGTAATTCAATCGGCATCTAACGAGTCTTGGGCATTACTAGGTAAACTAGCATCTCATGATGCAAATAGTTGGGGAGAGCCTTACATCGTTTGGTATAGTACTACTGAATATGCAGAAGTTCGTAGCAAACCCGGCTCTAACGCAATAACCCATGTAGATGAAATAGTAGAGTCGGCTAATTTCTCACCTGCTCAACATGATTTAGTATTCAAAGGCACGAGCCGCATCAAAGATGCTAGTCAAGCAGATGGCGTAAGGCGAGCAGGTAGTAAACAAGCCAGTCCTTTCCTTTACTTCAGAGGAGGAAGAGACAGCCCTGACCACTGGGTGCCACTTTACTTTGGTGGTGGGTTTAGCGGCGCAGTAGTTGACATAAACGACGGTACTCAGAACGATTACTCTGATTTCTATACACATCCTTATTCTTCAGGGCCGACAGGTAGTGCAGGCTTCCAAAATGTGGGAGAGTTGGCTGGTTCTTACGCTTTACTTGATGCTAATGCTATGCTTGCTATGTTCCCCGGCACACCTTACCTAGACCAGCATCGAGGTCAAAACCATCCTCCTTTCTTCAACCAAGATGCTATACTACCGTTTGATATGGCAAAGGGTGCTAACGCTAAGGTTACTGGTTTGACTTACACTGATTTAACAAACACAGTTTCGGTCAACATACCCAGCCCAATAGTACTAAGGTTCGCTCACCCTAATGCTAGATACAGTGCAGAAGGAGATACTAATAACCAAACAACGTATATGATATTTGGACCGGGGCAAGCCTTCCCACATAACACTGCTTCGTTTGAACCACAAGGTAAAGAAATAGTAACGATAGGTAACGGTTACAGCGCTGTACCTGTGCACTTTAATGATGACTTTAGATTAGATACGTTCTTACCTAACCAGTTGACTAACGGAGACGAAGCAGAGCATAGTGGCTTTAACAGACAAACTGATATCACTGACGCTCACTTACCTATGAGTACGTTCTTCCAACAAAATAAACGCTCAGGATTTAATTACGCAATGAATTGGGAGCCCACCAAAGGTTTCCCGTCTACGGCAGCCAGTGCTACGAAAGTTTACACTCAGAGTTACAACCATGCTTTCTATTACGAAGGTTCGGTTGCTACCACTTCTAACTTACCTAAGCACTATCATCCTTTCAATTATGTGTTTACAGATATTAATAACAATTCAATTGGTTCAGGTACTTATCCTAAGACTAGGAAGTCCGCAGTTATTTGGCACATGGATGGTGGTTATCACCCCGGAGGTCATTTCCTAGATGACCACGTAAACATAAATCCCAAACACCCTGTTGCCACTTCAAGGGTAAGTGATGGTAGTGGAGCAAGCAGAAACACCACTGTTTTCAGACCCTGCGGTCTTTTAGCAAAGGCTTACTTAACTAAGTACAGCGCACCCGGTGACCAAGAGGCTGATGACAATGTGGTAATAGTAGACGCTACTCGTGTACAAAATGCAGAAGAGTTAGGTGCAATAGTGAGTGGTGCAATCAACACTTTCCCCGGTAAAAACCCACTAAAGGCTATAGGAGGTACGTTCATGCCTTCTATGCAAAACTCTCACAAACAAGACAGATACGGTTGGGTTGAGTTAGATGTAGTGGCTTATGCTGCTGAAATTGGAATTACTAATGCTTCACTTACAGTAAACAGCACTGAGACGACTTATCCTGATTATGGGTGGGTAAGAGTAAGCGATGGTAATGTATCGGGTTATGCGCCTTATATCTCTCAATTAGTAACCGGTACCGACGTTACTTTCAATTTAGGTAAGAACGCTGTAACTTCTAACACTAACATAGTAGACGTAGATTCAGGAGCGGCTTTAGTACCTGATAACACTTTCAAAGCATATGTTTGGACAAAGGCAGGCACACACCGCTTCAACAATGACTCGGCCAACAATAACCGTGACCACATGTGTCAAGTGCACTACAGTGGGTATGTTGACGCAGTAGACAGAACAAAGGCAATAGGAGCAGTAGGGTGGGCTGGAGAAGCCTATTCTTATCTTAACTCTTACGAAATAGGTACTAACCTACACCCTGCTGGACTGGGCGCTTGGCATGCGGCGCTAGGTTTCAGCCCTTACGGTGCGGCAGAAACCTGCTTATCTTCTTCTTCTCCTGTCGGTTTAGTAGAAACACCTGCTGCTAGTTTTTACGCAGACTACTGTGTAACAGGTTTGTCTAGCAGGCACTTGATTGCAATTACGCATGAAAGTGAATTACCTTTGATTGCCAAAGCAGACAAAGACGGTATAACATGCGCTGGAGACTGGCTAAAGTTAGTAGACACTGGTGATATAACCCATGCCGGTACAATCGCATGGGACACAGGCAAAGTCCACAACAAGAGCAGATATGTCGGCTCGGCTACTGCTGGTCCGCATGTAGAGGCTCAGATGCACAGTGGTTATACTAGGCCGTCTGCATCGAGTGATTATCCGGCATCAGGTGCTGCACCAACTGATGGAGAACTACACCGTGCCATTCAAAGTGGAGATATGGTAAGAGCCAATGCTTGTAATTATGCGACTGGTGATTTGTTTTGGGATGAAAGCGTAGTCAAACAGTCGGCTTTCCATGAAAATGCAAGTACTTACGGAGTAGAATGTGTGGGTGTTAGTAACCATGACCATTACTTGGATGTAACTGCATCACCCCATACAGGTCTGTACGGTTACTATGGCGGTAGACATCCGTCTCGCAACTTTTTGCCTGAGCATGTAGTATGGAAGAGGATGGATGGTGGCGGGCTCACCATGCCAGCGGTCAACGCTCGTGGTCTAGGTATGATTCCTTGGGTAAAGCGCAAAGACGGCAGTGATTACAAGTTAGTTGGAGAGAAGGTACTCGGTAACGTCAGGTTTAGTTTTGAGTCTACCAACTCGGCTATGTTCCCTATCATACAAGCACAAGAATTAGGCCACCCTCAATTGTCAGAGAAGCATCCATTTGAGATAAGAAACGCTTTACTTATTCCAAACGAACACGTTCAGTTTGAAAGTGTACAAGTGATAGACGATACAGGCCAAGAGCACAGAATAGAAGGCGGGTCGCCTCTAGGTACTGTGATACTCGACTTCAGGCACATCAGTGATAGAGACGTTGAAGGACTAGCACCTGCATTGGCTGGAGCAGGAGTAAACCCTAACTTGAAAATTAGATTACCTAACCCTGACGAAATTCCGGGTAACATAGTAGTCAGGTCAGGCTTTGACAGAATACAGGCTTATCAAAACGAATCATTTGGTTCGGGTGGACTACAGCATCCTGCTCAGAACATTACTAACATTCGACAAATGTTCAACAACGACTACAGTGGCCCTCGCCTATGGCCTACTTGGGAGAACAATGGCTGGGAACACCTCAGTCAGGATGCATCTGACATATCTATAGCAAAGAGCGACAGTAGGCTAAAGTTCCCTGCATCTACTAACGAAGGTTGGTCAGACCATACAAACAACGCTCCTTTGGAGTCCGCATACGAGCCACATGACAGAAGCCTATTCTTCCATGTCACCCGTATGGGCGTAAGCATGACACATCGTTACGATGTAGACGAGTTGTCTTTTAGTCAATATGATGAGGTAAATAACGAAATCGATGTGACTACTACACCTGAGGCTGCTACTTGGTTAGATACCAGTGAACAAAGTGGAGGTCGTTATTTCTTGAGAGTTTATGACCCTACTACAAATAAGGGAGTATTAGCATCCTATACCGGGACTGGTACAAACAAATTCACTGGAGTGGTATTATCTCCTGACTTCAAGTCTTTCATCAGTGGGAAAAGTGGACTGAAGGTAGTGCCAAGTTACTACGTACCTGCGGGTAGCACCCGTATGTTTGCAGCAAGAAGATTACGTGACCACAGCGAATACAGTGGTGCGAGCCCTGACATGCAAAAGATTGACTGGCATGACTTGTATACTAACTTGCCATCAACTACTGGTGTGATGAAAGACCCATCTGAAGCACACCAAAGATTAGCCAAACCCAAAATGACCCCTATGCCCATACCTAGGATGGGGCACCATTACGTTACTCCGACTATGGCACTGATGCCGGGTCACTATGCTCACCCTGCTTATCAGAGGCTATATGACCTCAATACTGCTTGTAAGAGTTCAAGTCATGACCCTATTTCCAAATCGCTAGTAGGTACTCTTGAGACAGCGAGGACCAGCGGCACCAATACACTTGATGACCAAGGATTTGGACGTGACCCTCTAATTTGGTTCTCTACACCGACTGCTGCTTTCTCACCTAGCGACATACATGGTGGTGCTTTCACACTCTTGACTGAAACCAAACTAAAGTACGAAGGGTACGGTATAGCAGCGAGTTCAGGTGCGAACGCTGGTACAATAAACGCCTCAGGTGGACATACACTAGTGTTAGAAGCAGCCAACTCTTACACGCTGAACCACCATTTCCCTGACCCACTTGAAGTAGGTACCTATCAGATTATTATTCAACCGAATGTATTCAAGCAACAACTCAAAGGTTTCCACCAAAACGGACCTGCTACTGATGTCCCTGATGGCTCTGTAGTAGAGTTGACAGGTCAGCAAGTAAACACTGTCATTGCGATAGAGAAGGATATGAGCACGAGAGGGGCGTATGCATTGATATTAGCAGAGGCAACTATGGCTGATGTAAGAGGATGTGAAGTAATACTTAACGAGATTATACTTGACATAGAGCCCGATGCTGGTAGCCAATTCACTAACCTGCCTCCGCTCGCTTTGTACAATCCTCTAGGTGTACAAGAAAGCACTAGCCCGTCATTCACAAGAAGAAGCCTACCGTACAGGCCCGGTATGTTCCAAAGCGCTACTCCCGGTAGAACACTAACGATTCCTTGGTGGGGTATTCTACACAAAGACGGTGCTACTGCTACAGGCGCTAACAAGTTCAAACACCTTGAATGGCACAAACCTGACAACTATTACGAACTTTGTAGAGCGAACTTCGGGTGCGTGGGTGCTCAAATTACTTTAGCAGGTTATCCTACGTCTTTCCTTGACATATACGAGCCTCATAAGAGATTGAGAAGCCTAAATCCAAACTGTGTTGTAATCTCAAAGAATCAATCCAGTACGACTATAACTGTTGATAATAACGATTTATTCCCTGTCACTCCGTATTATGGAGAGGTGTTGGAATACACCAAAGATGGTGTAAGGTATACCGCTACTTATTCAAATAGAACTGGAACTTTAGCACACGCTACCCTAGGGGCTTCTACTACTTTCTCAGGTGTCTCAGGTAGTGCGGCGTTTTGGGCCAATCTGAATGGTGACGCTGACGCAGGGAACAATACGATTATCAGATTAAGCCGACCTTATGACAACGCTCAGTCTGATACTATATTTACAGACTCAGAGACTAGTATGTTGACTCGTAACTTACCTCAATTGTCTAATGGTACTAGAGATACCAACTCTCTCAACCCAGCAGATGCATTCCTGTGTATGTGGCACCCTAACCTTGGCAGACCGTTCACTTGGTACAGTGACACTGCTGATGGTGGTACAAGGGCTTTCTATACTAATGACGGTGCTGCTGACACTCCTCAAGATAAGAAGGGTTACAATCACTTACCTGAGCACTTTGAGACTATACATTATCAAGACTTCAACTACGTGGCAAGTAAAGGTCCGTTCGGACTAGCAATGAAGTGGGTAGTTCCACCGCATGACCACGATAATGATTCAGGCACGGCCCTAAGTCACGACGGTACAATACAGACTGCTGCTCAGATAGATGCTAAGGTCGACGGCTCCGGCACGTTAAATCACCAAGGTGGTACAGTAGGTTCAAACAAGTATAACTTCAGTGGATTTTGGCCCGGCGGCTCTCATGGAGGAGGCGCAGTTAGTAGGTTAGAATCATACGGTCATTCACTGATTGGATGGGGTAGTGACACTTACGGAATGGATTGTGAAACCTATCAAGATTCAACTGGAGTTGCCACTCTGTCTTTACCAAATGATAGAAACAGATGCTTCGGTTACCGCATGGCAGTAAGGCAACTGTATAACAGACCACGCTGGTCGCCTTATGTCCGTGGCTGGCTTGAAGTAGCAAACAGCAACGCTATGCTTGGTTACTATCATGGGCCACTCATTCAGCATGATTCTAAGACAAACGGTTGGGATTACGTAGGCTCTGATACAGGACAAAGCGACCAAGATTTCGACGCTATGTATGTGGGTATACTTGAGAGAATAACACAAGTCTCTAGTTTACTTGGGCAAGACCAAATCGGTAGACAAGTCAGGTATAGCGATGGGCGAAGAATGACTGGACCGTTTGGTTGTCCTGTTAGAACTTTGAGAAACGCTTCTACTACTACTCGTCTTTATCCAAATGACGAAAACGGACAAGGGGTAGAGGAGTTGGCACAAGCCCACCGACATTACATGATTGACTGGTGGGGTAATACTCGTGGTGAAGATGTTAGGCGTTTCCCTGTAAGAGGATTTGGTTTGCGACCATCTTGGGACCCCGAAGACGCTTACAAAGACACTAACGTAACTCATAGACCAGCCGCTCATAATTTGTTTGGCGGTGATGGTAATGACCGTTACAGTGGTAATGACAACAGTGACAATAACGCTGCGAGTAACATGGGAACTGTTGATTGGTTTAATCCAGCCAGCGCTCTCAGAGTTGGTGACCGTGGTGATGGGCGAGGTGTACGCTGGCCGACTGTCTTTAACGAAAGTCTGTTGATGGCTGTAAGCGAAAACCATGACGCTACAGGGTTAGTTCTATCGCACAGTACAGCAGAGCCAATCTTTGGACAGGGACTAGTCAGACCAAGTAACGATACTTTGCAAAGTGGAGAAATCGAAAGAGGCATCAGTGACAGGGTAGATTTGAACTCAGATGATGGTCTATTGAAGCCAAGTTCTAACGTGGGCGAAGCAATCGAAACGGTCAATGCTGACATCAGAGGTGCTGAACCAGTATCGAGGAACGACGTAAGGCTAGGATTAGATGTAGATACCATGGCTGAGTTGAACGATGGAATAAGTCGTGAATACATCGTAATGTCCACAGAGGCGACTAGCCTACACACTGACAGAGAAGTAGGTCAGAGAACCAATATCAGAGGGGCTTACAATGTCGGTAGTCGTACTCTAAAAGACTTGGACATGACTGCACTTAATTGGAGTGCTCAACCAGTTACTGGTGTAGTGAAGCATTCCAATGCACATGCTATGTGGCCTCTTGGTGGTACATACGTAATAGAATGGAGTAAACACGCAGGTAACCTAGATGTCAAAGGTTGGGGTAAGGCAGGAGTGTCTTCTTCTTCCAACCCATATCAAGATGCTAACCACGACCCTATACTTGAGAACATAAATTACACAGATAGCACTATACAATTTTTGTACAGGCCTATTTACGGACTTGATTACAAACATACTCAGATGTTTAGACCTTACATTGCTCTCAAAGGTAGTAGTCCTCAAGAAAATGCTAATTTCTACAGGGCGACATCGGGTGGTAAATACGGTATGTTCACTAGTGATGTGCCATCTGCTCGTACAGGAACACCAAGTGCACCGCCATACGCTCCTGTTTACACTATGGTACCAAGTGCCAGCCTGACCGAACCTGATAGCCAAGGTCCTAAGATTCAGGGTGTAGATGTCACAGGCTATGATAAGACTGACATACGTTCGCCTGTAGCAAGAGTAGTCATGTCTGAAAACACACTTGAGCACTTTAGAGCAGATGCGAGTAGGAAATCAATAGATGATGACGAGGGCGACTATAGCGTACAACCTAGGCATAGTCAAACATTACATCCGAAAGGTAGCAAGGGTGATGCATCTTATAACACAGGGGACCATAGCGGGGAGTGAGCATGGCAGTAGGTAAGAACACAGTTACTGGTCGCTTTGATGCCGACCAAAATTCTGTTATGAAAGTCGTGCGTAAGCCACGTTTCGTAGATAATGCTGTCAGGCATGGTGAATACACACGAGTCAAAGCAGGCTTCGCTGTCAATAAACCGACCGCTAGCGATTTCATACCTACGGCTGAAAGAAAGTACAAGTTAATCGAAGAGGAAGATACTATTCGTTTACTTCACAATCCTACAGAGAGCGTGACATACGAAGGTGCTTTGTTTTTCGATAAAGACAAGGTCACTA